CCCCTCCCCCCCCACAAGGAGCCAAAACAGACGAAAAAAAGAGCGGCATTCCTGCCTTCTCGTCTGTTCTAGTCAACTGTGAGGAACCGCAGGGGCTTACGTTAAGCACACCTGTTAGGGTGTACCACTGCATGGAGTCGTTTTCCATGCATCCGTACCTGCAAGTTTATGGCGGGAGTTTCGCCAATTAGCCACGGGTTTTCGATCATGTAGGGTTTGTCATACCTACTCCATCTCTTACATTTTTTATTACTTCGTTGTTTGTTGTGTATTTTTTTACAAAACACAAGAAATCCCCTTAGGATTACTATGATCCTAAGGGGAATTTGTTATTTAGAAGCTAAATATTGTAATTGATTGATTGTATTACCGGAAACGTTCTTAGTTACTTTATTAACTTGACCTTGGATATTTTGAGATACCATGTTAATCTTTTCATTAAGTTTGTTACCTAATGTAGCCATTGCACCCTGTAGACCGTTTTGAACGGTTGTTACTTGCTGTGCAGTTTGAGCTTGATTAGCCTGTAAAGTACCAATACCTGCAGTATTACCAGTAATCTTAGTCAATTCAGTATAAATCGCTCTTAATAAAATAATATCTTCAGATTCACTAGTACTTGAAGGAAGACCTTCTGTACCCATACCAAGCTTAGCAGCTTGTCTAGCAGAATCTTTAGCCATTTTAAGTCCAGCTTCGAAATTCTGACGTCCTTCAACTGCCATTTGAACTTCTTTAGATACACCTTTAGCTCTACCGAATTTTAGTCCGTTTTTACCTAAACCGTAATCATCAGAAGATGCTTTCATCATGTCAGTTTGAGACATAGTAGCACTACCAGTTAATTGTGCACCGTTACCACTACCACCAGAAGCGATATAGCCGATGATATTACTACCACCATCACCCCAGTCAGTCATTTTACCGTGAACTGTATTTCTTTGAGATGCAGAGTATCCCCAATAGCCACCACGACCATCTGCGATAACTGCATGGTCAGGTCTTGGAACACCATCTGGGAATGAACCATCTTCAGCAGTATTGATTAATGCAACGTCACCTTCAACGCCATTATCCTTACCAGGTTTCCAAGCAAATGGTAAACCTTTTTCTTTGGAATTCGTATACGCATTATCACAGTTCAAGTCGATTGTTGATTGACCGGCTTGTTGTAAGTATTCGTTAACGAATGAAGTACAACCATTATTACCATAGTCTTTCTTACCAACTATAGAATCAGCCCAGTTAGATGCAGCTTTAGTGTTACCACCGCCAACAGCACCTTGACCAATACCACCAGATGCACCTGCAGATCCACCGATATTGCCTCCCAAATCTATACCTAGCATTGATCCTAAGTTAGATTTCATGGAATTATACATATCGAAGAGTGGAGATAATAAACCAGGTCTCTTAGTAGGACCAGAAGCACCAGCTTTACCACCAGCAATACTAGTTACTTTACCAGTACCTTTAGATTGTAAGATTTCTCTTGCAGCCTGTTTACGTCCAGCCAAATTAGCATCTGGCATATAAGGACGTTCATATTTTGTACAGAAGATTTCTGTAGCTTTATCTATATCACTAGTCTCAGCAAAGAATTCAGCAGCAGCTGCAGATTCAGAACCTTGTAATTCATACTTGATAAATTGTAATTGGATATCTAAATCAGAAGGATCTTTACCAGCTCTTTGAGCATATTCAGCAAGACTACCTTTACGGTCATCCCATTGACAGAGACCGAAGCCACCACCGCCACCATATTCACTAATAGCTGGATCAAATCCAGATTCAATAGCCATATTACCCATTATCGCTGCAGTATGAATATCACCGAATCCTAAACCTTGGAGTTTATTCCAAATGATAGGTACATTGCCTTCAATACCACGACCAAATCTAATACCTTGACCGAATTTACCACGACCAAATCTACCTCTACCGAAAGCATTAGCCGTAGTAGTATTACGTAATACATCTCGGATATTATATTGCATATTATCACGATTAGACTCAGGATCTTGGATAGTAACTTTACCAGTACGAGCATCATAACCAGTTGCAGTTACATAGTGAGGATAAGATCCGAATGGATGAGCACTAGATGTACCAGATTTAGATTCACCTTGAAGTACAACTGGATTACCAGATTTCAAAGCATTGATTGTACCACTAGCATCAGTAGAATAAGATGTAGCACCATGGCTTGCAGCATAGCCTTCAAAGAAGGATGGAGCAACACCAGTATCAGTACCCTTATACCCGCCGGAAATAGCGAAATTAGAAGCTTCGGCTGGATTAATCGTACCTGTACCAAGCGCCATAAGAGCGTTAGCGCCAGCAACTGGACCACAACCAGAATCTCCGATGGTTTGATTTATACTATCTCCAGAAGTATTAAAGCTAATACCAGCATATTTAGGATCATTTTGTTTAAAGTACTTACCTGTACCTAAAACTTGGGCTTGTAATTCACTAGCTTGAGATGTAACTTGACCTAATAGACCAGATGATTTAGATGCTAAGTTAGATAACTTACTACCCATACCACCAAGTAAGCCGCCATTAGATGTCTTACCAGATTTACCAGCACCTTGAGATGTAGTTTGTGCAGGAGGAGCCTCAGCATATCGTTCAACTTTAGCGCCTTCAAAACCAAACATCTTCTTGGCATCATTCCAGAAACCACCTTGACCCTTCATGACAACTTCATCATTGAAGTCAGCAATAGAATCAAATTTGCTATTATTGGAAGAATTATAATCACTCAAAGCCTTTTGTGCACGTTCTTGTAATGGAGCAAGAAGATCACTCGCACCAAATACATATGCTAAGATTTTGAAGAATACTTCTGGACCTAATACGCTAAATAGCACGGAATCTAATGCAGATGCAAAACCAGCTAACCATTTAACGTCATCATTAGGAGGAGTTTCATCCGCAAGAACTTCAGCTACATTATACCATGATTCAATACCACGAGTAACAGAGTAACCTAAGTCTAGAGCTGTGATAAGACCAATAATTACAGCACCGATACCTGTCATAGATACACCAACATATGCAGATGCTTTAGCTACAAGTTTACCAAATTTAGCACTATTCTTAATACCAGCTAATACTAAATCAGCAACTTTAGATCCGATTTGTGTACCCTTTTCAGCCAATTTAGGAATGTATTCAGAAATCTTTTCAATACCTTTTGTAAGCATTGTTTTTAAGAACTCTAATACTTTAGCACTAGCATTCTTAGCCACATCTACAGTCTTTTCAAACATAGATGCAACTTTTGAAGGTGTAAATTTATCTTTAGCAAAATTAAGTGCTTTATTAGAAGTAGATTTAATTGCATTCATAGCACTATCTCTATAAAGACCAGCACTATTCTTAAATCCAGCTTTAAAATCAGCCCATTTACCAGCTTTAGCTAATGAGCTAGCTTTCTCAGCATCTTTAACTATATCAGCTGCACCTTTAGTAGCTTTGCTTAGCTTCCAAGCATCTTTAAATTTTTCACCTTGTTTAAGGGCTTTACCAAATCTAAATCCTCTACCAACGCCAGATGCAACTTTACCAGCACCTTTAACGATAGCTTTACCGGCATCATAAACACCTTTAGCTACTTTATAACCTTTATATCCTAAGAAGCCTAATACGCCACCATTAAATAGCATACCTTCTAAAGATGGGTTATAAGATACTTCCATTTCTGGATTACCATCTTTATCATAAACGATATTACCATTCTCATCAGTTTTAGCTTTCTCTTCTCTACCAACAAGTCCACCTAGTAGACCACCAACTGTAGATTTAAGACCACCTAATACCATTGGCATAACAGTATTCTTCAAGAATCCACCAATTGCAGGTAATAAAGTATGAGTTAAGATTTTACCGATCTCTGGGAGCATTGGACCAATGAAGGATAATAATAAACCACCACCAAGGATAGTTCCTAAACCACCAAATAATCCACCTTTACCCATTACACTATCTACGATATCATGTAAGAAACCTTGAGATTTTTCTTTAACTTCTTTGGCTCCATCTTTAGCGAAAGAACCAAATCCTTTTATTTTACCAAGAGCTTTAGAGAAGATATTACCTTGACGTTCAGCATTCTTTTCGTCTTTAGCATCTTCTTCTTTCTTCTTATCATGAGCAGACTCAGTATCAGCTTTATTTCTAGAACCATCAGTAGATTCATAAACTTCATTACCGTTTTCATCAACGTAACGTTGTTTAGAACTAGTACTAGCAATAGCTGCAGCTTGACTAGCAGAAGCTGTTTTAGGAATAGCAACACCAGCAGCTGTAGTAGCTGTGCCTTTATTGAGACTCTTAGCAAATTCTACTTTAGTATTAGAATCGCCATTATCAAACATAGAACGATTTTGCCATGCCCATTCTGCATCAGCAGCAGAAACAGCAGGATTCATACCATAACCTACAAGAGTAGCAAGGAATTTAAGTTTATCTTCAGGCATTCTAATATATTTAGAAATAGGTTCAGTAAACTCAAATTTCTTATCACCACGACTTAAATAAGTTGCAATTTTAATAATGCTTTCAAATGCACCATCTGCAAGGTTCTCAGGAGCTAATGCTGATGGATCGCCGATGGATTTAATTGCTATAGGACCCATTACCATCGCTAATTGAGAATAACGTTTAATAGTCTTAGTATCAAGTTTAGCTAATTGATCTAAGTTAATTTCCATACTTTCAGGTAAAGCTTTAAGAGCAGCAAGTTTACTCTTATTACCTTTACCAGTAAAGGAGGAAGCACTCATTACGCTACCAGATACTTTAAGATGACCAAAGTTATTATCAATAAGCTTTTGATTATTAAGATAGCTTTTCTTAAGAGCATTATTTTTAGCTTTAATAAGATCAGCTTGTCTATTAGAATCAAAGTGTTGATCGTCATTACCACCATGATCATTTTTGATTAAGTTATCTCGAATCTCTTCAAGAATAGAGTTAGTAGATTGCATCCCTTCAGCTACGTTCTTAGCTTCTTCGGATGTAAACTTTTCACCATTTTTACCAATCAAACGTTCTGCAGTTTCTGCACGATCACGTTCAGCAGAAACTTGATCTAAAGCAATACCAAGAGATTTTCTATCAGTAGGATCAATATTAAGAGATTTAAGATGAGCTTTAGCATTTTCAATCTCTTTATTAGAATACTTCTTCTTACCAATAGCAACTTGGATTCTAGGCATTTCTTTAGTAAAGATACTAATAACTTTAGTACGATCAGACTCAGGGATATCTAATCCATTGATTAGACTCATAGCCCCACGTTCATCACCATCATAAGCATATCTTGCAAGTTGTTTAATAACACTAGCAGGTAAATATTTCTTAAGACCATCTTCCAAACGTTTAACAGCTTTACGTTCTTCACCGCCACCAATTTTGAATTGGCTCTTCATAACGCTTAAGCTACTTTCAAGTTTAGTTAAGTCTTCTGCAGAAGCACCGGCTAAATATTGGTCTCTAGTTTTATTACTATAATCTTCAGAGCCCATGATATTAAGACGTTCTTGAGCACTTAGATGATCTGCTTGACCCTTACGGATCATTTTAGCATTACCCCAGTTATTGAATTTACGTAAACCAGAACCGATACCTCTTATAGGAGCACCGACTACAAATTTAGTTAAATCGCCAATACCACTGAAGCTACGACCCAATACTCTACCTACCGGACGCAATACCATATCAGATAATTGCTTACCAATAAGCATACTGAATGGACCACCAAAAGCTTTTTCTAGAATATTAAACATACCATATTTAAGGCTACGTCCCATATTCTTAAAAGATTGAGCAATCATCTTACCAGTACCTTTAAGAGGACTGAATAAGTTATAATCCATAAACTTATAGAAGTCTTGATATAAAGTTGTACCGAAGCGACGTAATGGATTTACTACATGGTCTTTTAAAGCACCTACTAGACCACCTTCACGTTCACCTTTTTCATTCTTCTTACCAAGAACCATATCATGGAATTTACTAGAAGTACCAATAAGACCTAAACCAGCACCAAGACCAAAGTTCATTAATAAACCCATTCCTGTAGGATCTAGTAAAGCAGCAGCTCCACCAAAACCAGCAATCTTAGGCATATTTTTCTTAACGTAGTCTTGTACTTTCTTAGGAATGATACCATCTTTACGACCTATCTCATTACCATCTTTATCATAATAAGTTTTACCGAAGATTCTTTCGTTAACTTTCTTATTATTCTTAGCAAGAGAATAAGCACCACCAATAGCAATAGCACCAACTGGACCAAATCCAAGCATTAAGCTAGGAATAATACCAGCAGCTGCACCTTTACCAAGATCAGGCATGTATTTCTTAAATAAGGCTTGTTGTTTACGACTAATAAGACCACCAGCACGGGATCCATCAGCCATTTCTTCACCAAATAAGAAATTCTTAGCAGTATCACTTTCACGGATAATATTAGCAGCAGCACCGACTGCAGCACCAGCTAATAAACCACCAGGACCGAATATAGCAGTTGCACCTAAAGCACCAGCACCTGCCATTACACCAGTACGACCAGCAAACTTAGCAGTATTACCTCTAAGTTTAGCGATATCACTAGTAAGAGATTTAGATATTTCTGGATCTAAAGTTTTAGCATAATCTTCAAACTTATCTAAACCTGTTTCCCAAGCAGTAGATACTGAAGCTTTAGCTACTTGACCAAGAGCACTACCATCAGTAGATTCGACTTTACCTGCCATTCTACCAACAGCAAATTCTAAAGCACTACCTACAACTTCACGTATAGTATTACCTTGAACCATTCCATTAGGAAGTTTATCCTTAACAGTTTGAAGGAAGTTTTTACCTTGAAGTTGGTTACCGCCTTCAGCATGAGAGAAGATCTTATTCTTTAATCTTAACTCATCTTGTTTATCTTTTCTACTATTAGCTTTATCTAAGTCTGGATTGAATGGATTCAATTCAGATGGAATAATTAATTCGCCTTTAGATACAGTAGTTAAAGCAGTCTCTGGTACAGATAAAGAACCAAAAGCATATCCATTAGAGAATACATGTTTAGCCATCATTTCGGCTTGGCTACCAGTAGAGCTTGGAGCTGCAGATATTTTCTTTAAGTTAACTTTCTTAGGTTTAAACCCATACATGATTTGCTTAGCAGCAGCTTCTAAACCGGTATTGAAAGAAGATGGAGCAGCTACTATAGGTTTAGGACCACTAATCATTTCAGATACTTTATTAGTTGCACCAAGAATACTATCTTTAGCAGCACTCTTAGCATCACTGAACCAATCTAAACCAAAGCTTTTAGCAAAGTCTTTTACTTTACCCCAGCCTTTCTTTACGATAGGTTCCCATAACTTTTTATCTAACCAATCTCTGACTTTAGTGAAAGTTGTCTTTAATTCAAAAGCCATCTTATCATAGAAGCCACGGATTTGATTGCCATCCTCATCTTTTTCACCAGTTTCATGGTCAAAGAAGAATTTATATAAGTTATCATCAACTTTAGTAATAACTTCAGCAGCAAATAATCTAGGATTTCTAAGAATAGTGGACCAGTTACTTAATGCAGCTTTACCTTTACCTTTAAGACCTTTAGCACCAGTAACATCATCAAACTTACCTTTATCTTCAGAGAAGACATTACCAAGTTTATTTACATCTAATTCATCAATAGTCTTACCTTTATCGTTAGGATCTAATGGAACAGCTTTATACTTATTACGATCAGAATGAGCTAAAGCTTCTTCTGTAGTAACAGCACGATTTTCCTTTAATACACTATATTTGATATAGTCATTATCAATATAGTCAGGAACTGCCATACTGTTAAGTCTATTCTTAATACCTAAGTTTTTACCTTTACGTAATCCACTAGTGCGAATTAAGTAAAGTTCTGAAAGCATAGCTTTAAAGATAGATTGTTGTTCATCCATCTTCTTAGACATTAAGTCATTATTTTCAGCTATAAGATTTCTAGTGCCACCTTTAGATCTACTACGATTAGAAAGCATAGATTCGGCAGACCAAGTAGCTTTCTCTTCACGTAGAATGTCATTACCTTTAGAGCGATGTCCATCAGCATATTCTGATGCTAAAGTTTTTCTTTCTCTACGAGTTTTAGAACCCTGAGCAGTACTAAGAAATCTTAGGATTTTACCAAATTGATCATCACCGTAACGTTCCATTACAGCATCCCATGATCCATTGCTATCCCATAAGATTTCTTCAATATCAGGAATCTTTTCAGTTAGACGTTTTAATTCATTAGCAGAAAGACCTTTAGCTTTTGCTAATTGTTTAAAGTCTGATTGTAAAGCATTTCTAATACCAGAACCAGCTCTGTCTTTATATCCTTGGTCTTTTCTCTTCTTCTCTCTTTCGAGAATCTTCATAGAGGAGAATTTACCTTTATCAAAGTCATATACACGTTCTTCACCGCCTAAGAGTGATTCAATACGTGCTAAGTAAGCTGGGATAACTTCTACGATAGACTTACGAGTCATACCATCGAAAGGTACTTGACCTTTAACGTATTTGCTAGTATCGATCTTATCTTTATTAGCAACTTTAACGCTAAAGATATTAGCTAGAATACCACCTACACCCTCTTTATCTTTAGAGCGTAATAGATCGGCATTGATTTGATTAAATAAACCAGTTAAAGTTTTATTAAACCCACCAATAGCTTTCTCTAATGGTTTACCCATAGCCTGTTGAACAAGATATGCTGGAATAAACTGCATTGGATTAGCAGCCATACCCATAAGCATTTCTTTACTAATCATACCAAGACCTAAATTCTCAGCTTGGTCAACGAACCCTTTCTTGATGTGCTTACCATAAGCACCCCAGTCCATTATACCACCAGAGAGAATATCAGTGATATCTTGTTTAAGACCCTTATCTTGACGTTTCTTCTCTGCTTCTCTTACAGCATTCCAATCTTTGAAACGTTCACGTTCCATATCAAGGAGCTCTTTCAAGATAGCATTGTTTTCACGTTGATATTTAGTCGACTCTTCAAAGTACTTGGTTGAGTTTTCAATATGCGTCTGCATGTTTGTAGTCATGAAGTTTTGCATATTACCCATTGTAGTACCAAGACCCATGATGGAGTTATTTAAATTACCAAATAAACGTTCTTGTTGTGCAAACATGAATGATGCAGTTTGTTTAGTTACATCCGCATTATATTTGGCTGCACTCATAATAGTACCAGAGATCTGATCTGCATTAGCACGAGAAGCATCGTGGACAGTTTTAGCTATAGCCTTATCACCGGTAGTAATATCTAGACTACTATCACTATCATCGCCACTTATATCTTCATCAAAGTTCCAATCAAAATCATCATCATCTCCGCCAAACATAATTTTATCTGCTCTGTCTTGATTCCAGAGTTTACCAGATTTTAAATCTTCTTTGGCACTTTTGAGAGCTAGGTTAGACGCTTCATATGCAGTACTCTTCATTAAATATTCTTGAGCTTTCTTGAAAGTCTGTCTATAATTAACGATAGCACTTACAGTCTCTTTAGTAGCGGTACTAGCTTGATCGAACGTTTTATATGTAGTATCATAATTCGTCTTAAAACCCTCAGCAGCAGCATATTTAACTGACTTACCAAGGTTCTTAAGATAGTTTGTGATCTTGAGTCCCAATATAAGGTCCTCCTTTCTTTTAAGATTATCCTAATGTTCAAAATGACAACATATATCGCCCAAGGATCATTTAAGACCCTTGGGCGATATACGCATTGGATGAGGAATTTTGTAATGAAACACATGTGTACTTTAGCAACACGTACACTACCTATATGTTTAACAATACAATACCCCTAAGGACTATCAAAGCCCTTAGGGAATATTGTATTAGTTTGGATTGAATATAAAGATAGGATGTCTGTAGTTGGAAAGCAGAAAGATATCATTCATCCTACAATTATATGTATCCATACTGTTAAAAAGCAAAAATATGTCTTTAAGCATCCCACTATAATGTATTAAAGATAGTAAAGTAAAATACCCCTAAGGTAGTTGAACCACCTTAGGGAATATCTTACTTGTGAGATTGAAATATGACCTATATAGTGAGATATATAGAATTTATTTCTTAATCCATGCTGGGCAAGGACTAGAAACCTTAATAGAATCGTATGGACTAACCTTAACTTCAGCTTTTTCATAGATAGGTTTGCCAGCAGCATCTACACCAACTTGTTTAGGGTAAGAACGTGTAGATTCTTTGATTTCTTTTTTGATCAAAGATACGTTAGATTTTTCTCGTCCACCAAGACCAATTTTGCGGTTGGTCTGCAAGTATGTATTTAAGAACTCTTTAGATACTGTCAACATACTTTCCGCATCAGATTTTTTAGCTTCATAACCAGCTACCAAGGAATCAGCTTCTTCTTTGCTAATTTTAGTTGTAGCCACGATAGCATTAGAAATAACGCTACGGAATTCTTTAGCTGGTGCAATTGTACCAACTTTACCAGTTTTGTCATAAACACCTACTTCATAAGAAGTATCGTTTAAGAATGCTTGCATAATGCGAACTTCATCTTTGTGGGATGCAGATGCGTTTGTTAAGTTGTCTTGTACGTCTTTAATCAACGCAAGAACTGTTTTTTCTTTTTCCATGATTCAATCCTCCTAATAAATAATGGAATTCGATTACATTTGTGTTACATGTGTTATATTTTAATACACTAGGGTATTAATAATTAAGTAGTCGAACGATTTAGCGTTCTCGATAATAGCTTCTACTAGCTTAATCTTACCTTTAGATTTAATAAAATCATTAAGTTCTTTATGAGTCATCTTAGATAACTCAACTATAAAGTCTTTTTTATCCATTTATATTAATCCTCCGTACTTAAATGTACAGGATAGGGTATATTTCGACAGACGAAACACCCGTAGACTGTGGGAGCCTACGGGTATTATGATTGCATTTGTCTGTTTGTTTAGGGATATTCTTTCGATAAGAATACAAAATTGCTTTGCTCTCTAAAAAAGCTAGATTCGTATTTGGGGTTTTACGAATTGTGACGATTTAGTATATTTAACAATATACCAAGTTATTAATATGAATAACTCTGTAAAGAATGGTAAGATTGAATCTTCTTATAATATAAATCGCCCATCTCATGGATCAAGTATATATTGATATCAATTTAAGTATAGACCTGAAAGTGTAAAAGATTTATAAGTTTTGCAGTTAATATAGTCATTGTCTTAACATTAATTATTCGGGGTAACAAAACTTCGTGTTAAAATAATTTGGAGTCTATACATAACAAAGATACCAATAGTTTTCTTGAATTACGTTATTATTTTTTGGCGTGTTTTATAATAGGTTAACCTTACTACTTAATTGTTATATGAGTTTTAAATGAAAAATGAAGTTAAGTGCTATGATTTTAACAATAGAATAAGTGAAGGAGGTACTACAATGCCTATTAATATAGATAAGGTTAAACCTTTCAGACTACTTAAGACGCCATTCTTTACTCCTTTCAATGTGAAAGATAAACGACATGGTAGTGCTATTTTCTTAATGACTAAAAGCTTAGAGCAATCTAAACAATTGATAGAGCATAAGCTTATTAGCAATCTAAATATGTTTAATTCATACTTCCTTGAATGGAATGCTATGTATTTGCTTAAACCAAGTAGAATTATAAATAAAGACTTAGAAGTTGATGATGTATACAACTCTAAGGCTTATGGTAATAATCCTATAATGACAGAATCTCACTTTGAAGATTCTGAAAATCTATTCTTCTTTTCTGAAGCTACCCCTGAGGGAGTATTAGATGTACGATTAAGAAGAATCTTATATCGTGAAAGATTACGTAACTTTAAGGAAGTTAAACTTAGAGTAAATCAAATCAAAAACGAATGTAAGTATATCAAGTATACTTATCCAACTATCGACAAGTATAAGAATAAGAATATCTATGTCGACAACCATATCTATAATAAGATCTTCACTATGAGTGAGACTTATAATAGAGATAAAGCTATTGACTTACTATATGCTTTATTTGATCGATTCATTAATAATCCTAACTATAATGGATATACAAGAAAGACTGTACTGGTTCCAGTAAATGAATGGGCTAGTGATATCCCAACTACAGCTTTATTTGAATTCAGTAAATCTATCAATCCATTCTCTATGATAGTTAGACTCTTTAAGAAACCTAAAGAGAACTTAGATAAACTAGCTGGTATTGATTTTATCTTTATTGGTCATGAGAGCTGGTTTAAAATGAAGATGGAAGATTTAGATATGAAGAATCTAAATCTCTTCAAGACTAATATCTTAAAGATCAGAAATAATGATATCGTAGAAGATAACGTTCCTGAAGATAAAGAAGATATTAAGACTAGACTTATTGGTAAGATCGAAGACTTAACTGGTATTGAAGTTAATAATATCAGTCGTGTTCGTGAAGTAGATCCTACTGTGCCAATTAAAGCCGAATTACATGATGAACCTAAATTGATTGTCGCTAAAGGTATCACTGGCGCAGATCAAGTAGTAGATCCAACTAAGATTGAGAAACCTACAGAAGATAAGATTAATCAATCAGTTGAAGCTATCGTAGACTATACTAAGAATGCTGAAGAAGCAGAGAAAGAAATGGATAACTCCGTAGACTTAAAAGAGTTAATCTTACAAGCTAAGAATGATCAAGATGATACATTTAAGATCTCTGCTACTCGTAAAGCTCGTATGGATGATCTTAATGATAAATTCTTAAAAGAAAAGATCGCTAACTCAACTATTGCAGAGTTAGTTGCAACTGAAGATACTCCATTACAATCTACAGACTTATCTAGTAAAGTTGAGACTATTGATGATGAGTGGGCTAACTTAAAGAAACCTAACTTTGAAGCGGACTATAATATCGATGCAGATATTATGAAGTGCTTACATTCTTTATCTCAGAATAAAGATGTACCTATGAGTGTAATCGATGTAGCAGTAGAAGATAGATCTACATCTGAAGACTCTATCTTGACTTATACAGTTCATTTAGAAGACTCTCTAGGTAAACGTCATACATTACGTTTTGATATGCCTAAGATTATCAATAAACGTTTCTTACGTTTACGTGGTAATGATAAGATTATCCCTGGTCAGTTGATTAACTTACCTATCATTAAGACAGATGAAGATACAGTTCAAGTAGTATCTAACTATAACAAAATCTTTATCACTAGATATGGTCAAGTTGGTAAGATCAATCAATCTACTAATGCTTTAATTAGAGCATTGACTAAGCTTAAAGAAAACAATTATAAGCTTGAAGTAAAAGATGGTGATGCTGTAGCTAGTCCATCTAAGATTGACTTAGGTAATAATGCTAAGATCTCTGCTAAATATGAATTACCTGCAGAATATGTAGAGTTATCTAAAATCTTTAATAAAGTAACTACTAGTGATGGTAGAGTATATTACTTCAATAGAGATGAACTTGTCCATAAACTTGAAGAA